TAAGAAAGCCAGCCGATCTACGATGCATATTCACTTTTTTCCGAAATTTTCGAACATTTTTTATTGAAACATCAAATTTTGACATTTCGTTCAAGTTCAATTTTTCGAGCTTATTTTTACTTGAATATAATAATCAAATTTTCGCTTTCAAATTTAGTTTCGAATATAATAGAAAATGATACGATGCAAGTTTGAATTTTCGAACTTAACTGTCACGAAACGTAGTAAAAGTTGCTCCTTTAGGGGCTCGCTGAGGCCGGTGGAACTATTATATAATAATTTTTAAGTATGAATTTACAAAGTTGTTTTCGATAGTTTTTTGAAGTATAAATTTTCGATGGTTTTTTGAAGTGTAAATTTTCGAGCTTAATTTTGATAATTGAAGTTTGATTTTTCGAGAGGTTTTTTCGATAGTTTTTTCGAGCTTGTTTTTCGTGGTTTTATTTTCTTGGGGAACTATTTAATGTTATTTTCTGATATTGATTTATATGGTGTCTCAGATACATTCTATTTTATTCGAGAAAGATAAATATAGTAAAAGAAAAGCTATTGAATGGGTTAGAAAACATGGATTCATTGTAAATTTTCCTGGAAAGAAAGGACCGCACGAAACTACAAAACATTGGCGATTTCGACAACTTGAACCTAATATAAATAAAAGATATCGGACAAAGAAAATTACCGATGGGATTAAATTTGTTTTTTCATTTTAAATTTTTCTATATAATTTATATATAGTGAAATATGGAACCAGGAATTGTTTTCAAGAAAGAACCTTTAGATTGTAGTGGATTATTTATCACTAACGAACTACGGAAATTCATCGTGAAGGATGTATCTAATATTGTGATGGAATATCACGTGTTTAATATACCGATAATAGATTATAAAGATAAGTTTGGAAAGACTACAGGGTATTATCATGTTCTTCTTAATGATATTAATAGTAAAATAGAACTTATCAATACATGTCTTGATCTTAATTATTACAGTGATCCTTTTGATAAAAATATATTGAATAGTGTAATAGAAGTAACATTAGAAATTATTAAAATAATCGAAGCAATCGACTATAAGAATGAACACAATAATATTTGTTCATTAAATTCATATTTAAGAAGAGGACGTTTTTTATATATTTTAAATACGCTTGTAAAAATGAGACATGCGGCTTTCGGTAGAATAGATCCTATTTGTATTATAAATAGCACTAAATTGAATTATACTGATAGTCTTGTAGGATACTATACGAAGGCGACATGCGATTGGATTGCATTAATGCCTGTTTTTGTACAGTATTGGAAAGATACGTACCAAACGAAACCTATTAATTATATATGTGATAATATAGAAGATAAATATATGGAGGCTAGAAGACAAATTAAGAATGATGAAGATAACGGAGTTTTCAAACCGTTCGAATATTATTTCTATTTTTTAGATATCTAATTTATTAACCATATTTTAATAAAAATGGGTAATATTCCGATATTTACTGTCCTCAAATCGATGACACCGTATGACTCCAATGAAAACTATGCCAGAAGTAAAAATCGCAATACTTATGAAACTACCAGAACTAATTTATATCAAAGGTTATAAATTAAATATAGAAATTTTTTATATTTAATCTTATTAAGGCGATAGTCGGTGCGTGAATATTTACAAAATGAATATTCATTTATGGTTCGACTCCATATGTATCGCTTTTTTCTTCTTCATCTTTATCTTTATCTTTATCATTTTTGTTTTTATCTATTTGTTTAGATAAAACCATACTTTTTTTTTTCTTTCTAATCGCCGAGTCTTTAATATCTACCAATAAACTAATAATTAGTAGAGACACAAACGCTGATATCAATGATGACATTTTATGTATATTGTTAGTGTTTATAAAATTATTTATATAGCAACTTGATAATTTATAGAAAAACTACATTTCAAATATCTAGTAAAATCGGCTGCACTAATATCACCATTTACTGATACTATTACTTGAAAAGAAGTGGCAGTATTTCTTACAACTTCACAACTCGATACTAGTCTTGTACCTGCAGGTGCTTGGTTTACAACTGCAGTAACAGCGCCAGGCATGTTATCACCTATATTTGCAGGATATACCATCGATTGTGAATAAGGTATAGTAACGTTAAAAGTAAAATTCGACACTCCTGAAGTTACAGGCGCCATTACATTTGTATCAAAACGTAAACCGACATCGATGTTATAATATTGAAAATTTGGGTTATTGTTAGATACCCAAGAAGTAACTATATTTTGTATCTGTGATAATGTGCCTGTTGAACCTGGAGCTAGTGATATGGAACCAGCATTTAAAACATTTGGATTTGATGTTATTCGACCTGTGATATTATCAGCTGTCAAATTCGCCACATTAAGGGAATAACAATATAAAGATGACCATTGTTCTTGTTTCGCAATTGGATCTAGTAAAACCGCTACACTCATTGCTAAAATATATTATATATATTATGTGTTGAAAATAATTTAATTAGTGATTAATAACAATGATACATTACATAAGCCTATATTAGTACCAGCTTCTTGTTTAATTCCTAATAAATCACCAGCGGAACAACTAATACTTAATGAAACCACACCAGAAACACCGGATAAAAGAAATAATCCTTGACCAACTCCATTTTTATAAATTTGTAATTGAGAAGTTCCGTCGCCTGTAGATGTATTATAAGCAAAAATATTAATATTTGAATTTGCAGCTACGGTTTCGTCAGTTAAAGGACTTTGTGCACCTTGTCCTGTATTTACAGGATTTCCAGCTGCATTCAAAAATTGGCCTACACTAATTGTACCTGTATATTCTAATGATATACTTTTTCCTTTTGTTTTAAAATAATCTAGTCCAGATTGTAAATTTGTTCCTATTGATACAGAAGGAACTGTTGTATCATTATAATTCGTTGATATAGCTTTTGATACTGGATTTAATACTGTACTTCCAGTATATCCAGGATTAACAAGAACTGAATTACCTGTTGAATCGTATTCTAGAATTAATTGAGCTGTTCCATCTGTTGAAGATATTACATTATTTCCAAATGGAACGGACATACTGTATTGTGCAAGAATTAAAGTACTGCCAGATCCTACGTTAATTAAAGGTATCGCATTATTAGTTGACATACTTGAACCTAAATTAAAGCCGATAACATTACCATTTCCATCAGGAATATCAATTATAGGTAACAAACTTCCAACAGTATTTTGAAACATGGTCCCATGTACCATAAACATTAAATAACTATTAGAAAGTACAATATTTGAATTAAGATTTGTATTACCTCCAACAACCATCACACCAGAAAATGAAGGATCTGTTAATTGTATATCTTGCATAAATTCAAATTTAACTGTTGCATTTATCGATTGTGTTGCTGGTCTAAATTCAACACGTCCTTTACAATCTAAATTACTTGTAATCATAGCAGGACTTACAATTGAATCATCAACATAGACGATTAAACATTCATTTGAATTATTACAAGCTGTAACAACTTCAGGCCAAGTTGCATAAACATTATCAGCCGAAACGCCACCGGGTCTATAAATAATTCCATTTTCCGCACTATCCGGTAAAGAAGCAAAATTTACAATACCAGGAGCTGTTTGAGTTAATACATATCCTGTATTGGCAGAATTATACGTACCTGCATCAATTTCAAATCCATGTGCTCCAAGACCCATAGAAACAGCATTTGAATAAAGATTAATAGCTGGATTTGAATTATTACCTAATGCTATAAGTGGAATAGAACTATCGATATGAATATAATTATTTGGAATATTATCATTCAGATCAAAAGTAGTTGGTCCTATAGATTCAATAAACTTCGTAGCACCATTATAATTTAGATTAACTAATGTTGGGCTTGCTTTTGCATCATCTACTGTTAATTGTGAAAATGTAGCTGGTAAAGTTTGAACGGCTACTAATCTTGAAGCAGATGAAGGTACAGATGAGCCAACATATAATTGAGATCCACTAGAAGCTAAATTAACTCCCGACACTGGTGGAGCCGGCAATAATCCTTGATCTTCTAAATCAACTGATTTAATATTATTAATATTATGATCATTACAATTTAAATCGGCACTTAGAGGATTTGTAACAATATTTGCGATATTTACTCCAGTATCTGCTAAAAGTAAACCTGTGGCATCTGCATAAGTTGCGATATCTCCGGCTACTGTTGGAGGAGTAGGACCGATAACATTACCAGTTCCGACACCAGATGTAACCCATTTCACTGTGCCATCTCCGTTACTTTCTAATACTTGATTATCTAGACCGATCCCGCCGATACTGGCGAAATTAACACCACTTATTATCGCTTCTCCCGATACTGTGAGATTTGTAACATTGAGGTCTTCAACTGTTATCGTATTATCAACGACTAAATTTGCCGTTTCGACCTCATATGCATATAAATGTGACCATTGTTCATTTTTTGTTTCACTGTTAAGAAGTACGCTTACACTCATATCTTTTTAATATAATATATTATATGAATATATTATATTTTTTATAAAGAATAACAATAATTATTTAATAATCTTCTGCCAAATCGGAAGCATTATTAATTCTTTTTGAAGTAAGTCTTTTAATTACGCTTTGTTTATTAATTGGTTTTTTAACTTTTATTTCAACTTCTTCCGAATTATCACTTAAATTTTCACTTGAATTATCTTCACTTTCGGTTTCATCATATAGATCACCTCCTTCTAGATCCTGAAGCTCGCCACCGCGCATACGTCTATGTCTTCCATATCCTAGCATACGCGCTGCCTCTGCTGCTGGAATAGCTGCTGGATGTTTTATCAAACTGAGACCTCTACTAATTAGTTTATTATCTTTTACGAATTTATGTGCTCCTGATAAAGCTTGTCTCAATGATGTCCAGAAGTTACCTCCGTAGACATCTGATTGTCTTTTATACGAAACTCCTGGAACTCTTTGTGCGTTAAGTACATCTTGTGGAGATAAAACACCGAGCATTAACGATGTATCACCAGAATTGATGTTCATAACACCTTCATACACTACAACAACGAACATCTGAACATTTAGTGTTCTAGGAGATGTATTAACGAACCTACAAGTTAGCCCAAGTTGTACGTTTTTCAGCACTCCTGGTGAATCTTGACTCGAAAGTCCAAAATCGACCGCAGCGTCGAGCACAATCAAACTTCCGGTATAATTAACATACTGAGAATAAGACATCTGGCAACCATTTTTAACTGCTATATTATATAAATCTTCCGTGGTAGCCTGATTCAGAAATTGATTATTGTCGTATGTAATCGAAAGTGGATTAGTGTATTGAGGAAGTGCTAAATAAGTATCTGGATTAAAAGCAGTTCTATCTTGATCTCTTTCACGAGCGAAAATAATTATTCTACGTGGAATCGCTGAAAGTTGAACGGAATTGAACGGAATCGTAATCTCTTCACCTGAAATAACAGCATTTTGATAATTTGTTGGATATGACACAATACTAAAGTAACTAGACTGAATTTCACGAGGCATTTTATACAAAGGATCTGGGGTAAAGTATTGAAATACTAGAGCAAAGTTTTGAACGCTAACGTTTATACCTGTACTAAGAATATTAATACCAGGTTGAGTATTATCGATACACATAACACGAGAAAGATCACCAAAGTTAAGCTGATAACTCATATTCATAATATTTGTCAAACAACTAGTGAAATTAGAATAATGACCGCTAACTAAAGGACTAACTAAAATCGGTTCATAAACTGTAAGACTAAGTGTTGCGGTTGTTCCACCGTTTGGATTACTCAAAACTTGCAAACCGGCGAAACCACCTCTAGTATTTTCGAAACTATTAAACGAATATGGAGCTAATGGATTTCTTGCAGTTTGAAATGATTCTTCAAAAGACTGCATTTGATCTAACATAGAAGCAGTAAGTGAATATTGACCAAATCTATTGGCGTGATCATTTTCACCAAGCCACATCAATGCACCCCAGTATTGTTGTACTGGTGATTGTGTAACAGTTACGTTATTAAATGTTACTTGCAAAGCATTTGAAACCATAGCAAGGGGCATTGCTCGAGGTCCGAAAGCTCCATCAACTAAAAGAGGGCCTGTAGATGTATTCGTTCCGGTTATCGTTATAAGAAATTCAGCCCTTTGAAAAACTAATCTACTTATCGCCATCTCTCTTGAAGGTGGGTTACATGTGACTTGTACAGATGAATTACTTACTGAAGTACTTGGAAATACTTGCCACGATGAAACTGTAGCACCTTTCAAAGCCACATATTCTTTAGGTTTAAATTCCAATCGAGGATCTAAAACAGCCGCTACTGGTAAACTAGGTAGATTTAAACTCATATATTATATTTATTTATATTATATATTGATATTATTTTTTCTCGAATAGTATTTTCACTGCACCTTCTTCATTGGGGTATATATATATCGGATATAATTGACCATTCCATGATCTCCAGTAGAATTGTAAATCAATTGTTTGAATCGGTAGTGTTGACGTCATCGTAGCATATCTATATTGCGCAGTTGGAATATAATAAAGTCTATTTCTAAGTTCATTACCGATAGTAAAATTAATATGATAATCTGATATCAGTGATAAATACGCGTTTGATGATACTCCCTCTTGTGCAATCCATTCATTACGAACAGGTAAAGAATTTGAAGTTAACACAATTGAAACAACATCTAACATCAATACTAACGCTGGATATTCTTGAGTCATAACATAATATGAATTACCTGATACTGTTTCTTGATTTATTATGTTATTGTGTACCAGTAATTGTAAGTCTTGGCCTTGTGGGTCATTTAATGAATTTAATTCACTTGGGAACGATCTCTCAAAATTGAAAAATAAAACATTATTAAAATATATATTAACCGGAGTAGCTGCCGTACTGTCATACGCGATCGGGCCATACAATGATATTAAATTAGTCGCAGAATTAAAAAATAGAAATGGTGGGACATTCGCTAAAACTGGTGCACCAGCTGCGAAAATTTGTGCATGAGCAGTCGCAAGAGCTGCATTTATCATTCTCATAAAATGTTCATAATTATACATCGCGTAATAAAACGGATGTAAAGCAGCTTGAGCGCTTGAATATGGAGGAACTGGAATAGTTGCGTTTAAATCTTCAGGATTCCATACTAAATATACTTGCTCAACATTACCATTCCAAGAGATTGTTACTGAATAAGTTGATGTGTTTAAAGTTCCATCTTGAACAGGAAAAAACTGAATTGGAATGCTTGCTGTTGGAATATCGAATTTTACCACCGATAATTGATAATCTAAAGTATTACCAGGAAGTAAAGGAGTTGTTCTCACTTCTGTAAAAGTCATCGGAATGGGATGAAAATCACCAATATCATTATTATTAACGAAAGAAGCGTTATAAAAAATGTTATCGCCAGCTTTTTCAATTAATACAGGGCCTTTATGCTCTTGTTGCTGTTTATACATGATATTATATATTAATAGAATACATAATATTTTAAATGAATGCAGTTAAATAGGTTACTAATTCGTCAGGATTATTTATCGAAACGTTTGATTTTAATAATTTACTATATTCGTGTAATGGAATATGAGAAGCGATATGTCTCAAAACTACGTGACGACCACATGATGAAATTCCCTTTTTTTGTTTTTGTAATTTATCACTATTGTAAATAATTTCATACGGTGAATTATACAATAATTTTGATAAATAAGGATAATCTCCACCTAATTCATGTTTAAACTCTTTATCCATAAAGTTTAATTGGTCATCGATGAAAAATCCATATGGGTCGAAAAATTCGATAACTCCTTCGGGATGTCTATATAATCCAACCCAATGCCCGTAACGTGGCTTTGTTTCATATAATAGAGCAATTGAATTTTTATCACCGAACGCATCATCGATATTTTTGAATCTTGACAATGATTTATATGTTAAAATTTTCATTTCATCATCTGTAGCTTCCCTTATCTCCGAACCAGATAAAGGTTTTCTTTTTAGATCTACTATTATGTTATTCATATATAATTATGACGGAATATATTTTATAATAGATACATTCCTTTTTCGTATATAACATATTGAACTGGATCAGCATTCTTAAAGATTGTTACCCATCTCGATGGAAGTTGAAATATAGCGTCTAATTGATCTTTAGATAATCCAGCATATTTTTTCAATAGATATCTAATACCATCACTTGATCCAGAACGTGGAAATATTGTTATTGCTCCACATTCGTTTAATATAATTCTTGTCGCTTTGTAATTTGTACATAAATGATTTGAACATATTACAGAAGCATTATAATGACGACCGGTTCTTAATAGTGAATCTCTTAATTTTTCAACAGCATCCAAAACTTTTTTATTTTGAATACTATCGATGTCGTCAAAAACGCATATACTATTTGATACAACTTTCGGATCGATCGGCTTTTTTTTGATTAATCCTTCATCTAATTTAAATCTTATAATATCTCCGATAGAATCAAGTACAGGATCTTCAGAAAGATCGGAAAAAATATAGATCTTAATTTTAGGATTAATTTTCCTCATTGTTTTGAGTAAGTTTGAAATATAATAAGATTTACCAGAACCAGCGGGACCACAAATATATTGCCTAAACGTAACGTTAACTTTCGGTATTTGTTGTATTTGTCCATTATCCCATATTTTAAATTCTCTTTTTGATAAATCTTCATTTTTATTCATAACTTCCTCGTAAATTTCTTTTAAATCTTCGTCGACTAGTCCTTGTCTTCTAAAAGATTTATTTAGCTCTTGTATGTCGTTTCTAGACATATGTTTTTTTAAAGATCTTACGTAATCTTCATCTATCATATCGTAAACGTCATTTTTTATCATATTGTTGCCACATTCGCCGCCTTTGCATTCGTCGCAACAAGGTTCATATTGACAACTTTCGTTACAATTTTCACAGCATTTTTGTGATGGATCGCATATATACAATATTTTTTTATCATATTTGCCACCGTTTATAACTGCTTTCGGTTCTCCCTTTTTAAATGATATCATATTAATAATAGAAATTAAAATATTTCTATTATTCAAGAAAATCTTATATATATGTATTTAGTTTTTCCTAAATTTTAAAATAATTAAGTATATGTTCCATATGCATGATGGCCGCCTAATCCCTTATTAATGGCAGTTATGACTCTATCACCTAATTTTCTATTAACTGGATTTTTATTAAACATATCTATAATCGATAATAATTCAGTTAAGTCGTTATCTCTAGCGGCATCTCTAGCAACTTCGAACATAGTTTCAACTATTAAATCATCGGATTGTTGCTGCTTAGTTTTTGGTCTTCTTGTAGATTTAGGTCTTGTTACTCTACTTACTCTTTTACGTTTCAAAGCTCGTCTTCTATGAACTCCACTACCTTCTCCAGCTTCTTCCATTTCTTTTCGCCCGACAGGATCATGTTTTATATCTGTATCATACAATTTATTATACAATTGTTTTAAATATTCTCCTTCTCTTGATGAGCTTTCCGGAATACTAAAAAATGATGAAGGAACTGGATATAAATTTTTACTTGTTAGATATGCTAATGTATTTTTTTTGATAACTTCTTTGATGTATTTTACGAATAAATCTAAATTATTATTTGTTATTTTTAACATTTTTTTAGTGAAGCGATAAGTGTATCGTTTATAATTATTTAGAATATTATCTAAATATTCGTATACTTTTTCGAAATCTAAATCGATATCGTTAACATAAGATAATCTAGTTTTAAAATTATCGATTTGTTCGATTAGTGTTTGATAAGGAGGACTTTTAACACCATTTAATATTAACATAATGGTTTCGGCATCTGTTTTAATTTGATTTAAACGAGCGAGACTACCTTGAAATAATGGTGTTAATTGATCTAGTAATTGTTTATTTTTCGTAGCTCTCGCAACAAGCCACATTCTTTTTGCCATCTTAAAATAATTTAGAAATAAAGGCGATGATAATTTTCTTACTTCGGCTTTCATTTGTGTTATGTAATCTGAATTTAATTTCTCAGGACTTACATTTAGAACTTGAAATATATCTTTTGCAGGATCATACAAAATCATGTAATAAAAATTACTTACTTCGATATATCTTCCTTGAACAGATGCCCATAAATCTATTTTAATTTTTGTGCCTTGTCTAATTGCATCTAACAAAGTAATCTTTTTATTACCTCTCATTTTTTTTGATCCTTTTTTAATTTCTTCTCTTGACCATCTTAAAACATACAATAATCTAAATGTCTCATTTAATTCATCGATACTATCTTTATCTCCTTTATCATATAAGTTCATTATAAAATCTGCTTCATCATCTTCTAGTAATCCATCGTTGTAAAGTTTGGTGATTTTAGTTTTAAATTGAGGATCTTTCGGATCTATCATAAATCTTTGATCATACCCGACTTTAATTTCTCCGAAATATATTCCTCTCTTTCTATTTAAATTTGTGTTAATTTTTTTTAATATTTTTTCAGTTGCTTTATATACTTTTTCAGGAGTGCAGCAAGCAGATATTATACTTCTCATATCGATATCACCGGGGAAATACTGAGCAGAGTAAGCATATGAACCAAATATTACGGATGTATTAGAATTTTCCCGTATAATATTTAAAATATCATTTATCTTCATTGTCGTTAAACCTTCAACTGGTTTATTTTTTATTTGATCTGAAATATTACCTCCCATACAGGTGAGGCAACCCCCTCCGATACCGGTGAGATCATTGATTTCACAAGTTAAACATCTATCCGTTGGAAGAATGTGAAAATCATCAGAATTATGAGAAGGATTATGAGTACCACCACGTAATCTCTTTTCAATTTCTAAATTACTTATTTTCATGTCGTTATTCATTATGTGTATATATATTTATATGCACATAATTATTTCACTAGTTAATTGCAAATAAATTTTAATAGTCGTAGAATTCGTCGATTAAGACACCTCCAGAATCATGCATCATATGCCCATAGCCTTCTCCGAAATCTTCAGGATGATAATCCTTACCTGGGTTACCATATCTAAGAGCTTCGGCGTATGTCATTCCATGTCGTTTGGCATAAGCTTTAACATGTCGTACCCAAGGATTAGGTCTTGCATTTGCTTTTCTTTTTCTTTTTGGATGAGCAGCGTTAAGTCTACATTCGTTAATAAATAAGCTACCTCTTGATCGTCCTTGTCTGTAACCTTTAGGGCATCTAACCATACTTGTAGTCTTAGGAATTATGCTTGCACGCGCGTTTCTTCGTGCTGGTGCTCTTCGTGTTTTTCGTGGTACAGTACCACCAAGTTTTCTGATTTTTGCTGCATATTCTTTCTCTACAGCTTTATTATTAGTCCGTAGGTAAGTTGCTTTAGCTGCACCAAGTGCTGAACCAGCACCCCGATCCTCTTGCATTAACGTGTGATACAATCTTTCTCGTATATCCATATTATATTATTGTATAATTTAAGGATATATTTTTTTATTTTTAATAATCGTAAAATTCGTCAATTAAAACACCACCTCTTCTTCTTCTTGGTGCGGCTGCCTTCCTTCTAGCCGGTGCCCTTCGTCTTCTAGCGGCACCTCCTGAACGTCCACCGCCTGAACGTGCACCACCTGAACGTGCACCACCTGAACGAGAACCACCCGAACGACCTGAGCCCATAGTAGAATATGATTGTATTTGTGGCCATTGATAAGAATTTTGACCAGGATGCATACCGCCATATATGATGTTAGCATTTGCCATTAATGCATTATATAATCTTTCTCTGAAATCCATATGTATATTATTTATAATATACATATTGATAATATATTTTTGATAATGGTATTATATTTTTAAATTGTAATAGTTTTAATTGTACAATATACGCTTACCGTAATTGATTCTTTACATTTCATAAATCCATTTGTGAGAACATTTGCGGATTTATTTTCATAAAGATATTTAAAAAATTCCAAAAGATTATTTTTAATTTTTAGTTTTTCATTTTCATGAAAATATTGTATTTTTTCTTTTGTGCACATTTGTTTTTTGATTTTTTCAATTACTTTATCTTCTTTAATCCATATATCTGATAATTTAATACCTTTAAGTGATAATTTCTTCTCAAATTCTGCATCTTTATCAGTTTTTAATATTTCATTCTTTCCTTCTTCTGTCATTCCAGTGAAATATGCTTTTTTCGATAGGAAAAATGAAATATTATTATATTTACCTTTATATTCGTCATCAAAAGAGCCGTATACTTTTGATTTTTCTTCGTAAAGTTTATGATTTTCATATCTTTTATCATATTCTTCAACTTCCTTCCAATGTGGTACAATTGTTTTGGATGCATGATCTTTGACCCAGTTATCAAATGTTTTTTTGATCATTTTCATAGAATCTGTATCGGTATAAATTCTTTCTATGGATGGAATTTTTGAGTATACATTTTCGTACATATATTGCTGCGAATAATCGTATATTAAAATTCCTAAATATATCGGTTTTGTGCTTTTCATGCATTGATGATCAAATTTATCGTATGTCACAATTGTTGTATTTTCATTTAATATATTTTCTGTGCATATATTTTTATACTTTAATTCTAATTGTTTGTATTCATTTTCATTTTTGATTATCGTGGTTTGTCTCACATGTAGAGATTCATTCAATTTACCACTTAAAACATTTGATAATAGTTTTAAAGTATTTCTATATGATGGATTATAATCCTTGGATTCTTGAGCTTTTAAAATATCTTGTTCATTTTTCAACTTCATTATTTCTAGCAAAAATGAAAATAATTCACATCCTTTAACTTTATCGGTAAAATATAATCCTTCTCTTACAGTTACTTTCGCACCATATTTTTTCAACATTGCAATTTTTACAGTTGAAATTAAAACATTTTTAATCTTATTATCAGTATCCCAATCATTGCCTTTTTTCGTCTTTTCAGGATATATAAGAGGAAGTTTCTTCTTTTTCAATCCTTTTTGTTCAATATCACAGTAAAAGAAGCCTATTTTATCATCTGGCATATTTTCTAATTTTTCACACATTACAATCTCGCCACTCGCATAATGAACAGGATATACGCTCATTATATAAGGATATAATGAACAAGCATCTGGGCTTGTCATTTCATCTTCTATCATTTGAACACCGTTGAATAATTGACAACGTCCACCGATTAAAGATTCTCGCATATCTTTAAATATTTTAATTTGTTGTTCTTCATTCTTGAAAGTTGGCAAAGTTATCTTACCTTCAATATGTTTTCCAAGTACATCATACATCATAGATCCAATTGTTGAATAATCTTCCAATTGTACTGTTATATTCGGTATCGCTTCTACAGATTGTTTATATTTAGTGAATAGTGTAGCTAATGATAAAATATCATACTTCATATATTCATTTATCTCTTTGTTATTTTTATATTCACCGATAAATTCTTCATCATCGTAATCATATAATTGTTGTGCATCATAATGATTAAATTCTTTTTTAGCAAAGTGTCTTATATTATAACTTTCACATGCTTCTTTTAACGATATATTTGTGATATGTCTTGCTAAATCAAAAACTCCATGATGAGCTATGTTAAAATTTAACATCATTGTACCATTAAAAAATGGTTTTGATAAAATATCACATCCCGATTTCAATAGTTCTCGGTATAATATGTAATGGTCGAAATTAGCACCGTTGAAAGATACTAAAGTATAATATACATCTTTTTGTGAGCATATATATTTAAAAAATTCATTTGTACAATTGTAAGATATAATTGTAATTACTTTATCTTGAAATGCTTTTCTTTTTATTTCTTTTACTTGTTCTATTTCCTCGTCATCACTAGGTTTATCAATATCTAAAAGATCTCCTAATTCGCCAATACTTAAATCTAAGAAACCAATACCATAAGGTACAAATATATTATCGCAACTCCAATCTGTAACAGCTTCATAGTCGTAAAATAAAAATCTATACTCAACCTTAATAGGATCTATTAAAGGTCTTCCCAATGGTTGATTTACTGCATATTCTTTACCCATATCGTCTGTGGTTATTTCTCTGTTATCTTTCATTATATTAATTCCACCGTACTCGAGTTTCTTAAATTCACTATCTATCTTTTTATAAAACTCAAAAGTACTATTGAAATATATTTCGTCAAATCGCGGAATTCCTTCTATTAGATCACAGTGTTTTTGTTTCACATCTATTAATAACGTTCCATCTGGGTTATCATATTTGTAACCGATATATATATGATTTTCCGGACATTCTTTTAATTTATAAACTGTTTCTTTACGTCCATTCTTAACAGCAATTTTTTCAGTTATCGATTTATCATCAAATAAACTTCTTTTGAACTTCAATGTCGCCAAAAGTACATTAACTTTTAGGAGATTATCTTCCGAGTCTAAATATTCTTTCAAATGCTTGAATTGTTTCATTTTCTGTTTGTCATATTCTTCTTTTGTTAATTCTATTTTAGGATTTATCTTTTTTAAGCACTCATATCCACAATATCCATTAGAAGCTATTTTATGCGTTTTAAATAAACACATTTGATCGAATTTGCCTTCAACGATAAAGTCTTCTTTACCTTCATTTCTAATGTCGTATAAGTGAAATAAAACAAAAAATCTCGATTTATCTACATCTTCGCCCTTTGTTTTATCAACTTTATCACTTCCTTCATAATCTTCCGCTTCTAACGACTTAAGAATTTCATCTAATTCTTCAGCTGAATCAAATTGAGCTTTTCTGATAGTGAAAAATTTTTCACCTCCGCCACCATCGACAACTCTTATGACGATAGATCTTATCACATGATCTATATTACGATCTGCATCATCAAGCTTTTTCTTTAATAAATACATTTGATTCCACATTTCGCCGGCTGAACCAGATAAAGGCCGATCATATATTATTTTGTATCTTAAATTATCTCTTACTTGTATTCCTTTTATATATAAAGGTTCTTCATATCCTTCCTCATCTTGTCTGAGTATCTTATTTTTCAAATTCTCTCTTTTTTTCATCACAGCTTTGATAAGAGCAGCTTTCGTTAAATATTTATTGGCTTCTTCTTCTTCAACATCTCTATTCTTATCATATTCTTTTCTCAATTCTTTCACTGTTTTTAAAGATAATTTGGCTAAATCAATTAAAGCCTTTTTATTGAATCGTGAGTATCCAAGTTGCGTGTTTCGTTCTCCGAGAAAGTCTAAAAGTTCTTGTCTTGTAACATTCTCATTATTCTGTATCTTATCGTAAATTTTTTTATAATTAGCTTTAGTAACTTTTTTCTTCGACTTTTTAGTTGATTTTTTAACAGATTTTCTGACAGGCTTTTTAACAGATTTTTTAACAGTCTTTTTAATAGGTTTTTTAACGGCTTTTTTCGACTGTTTTTTCTCTTCCTTTCCTTCTTTCTCTTCTTTATATTCCTTTTTTTCTTCAATTTCAAGTTTGGGAAGGTGTATGCCTTGAATCTCTCTTAAGATATCATCAATCATCTGAAAATCTTCATTCTCCAATTTCTTTTCAACTAATTCACGGATGTCAACGCGTGGTTTTTCATTCTGGCTTTTCTTTTCGCCTATTTGAATAACCTTGTATTTTTTGTCATTTTTCTTAGAACTCATCTTGTGATTCTATATCTTTCTATATACTTATACTATATAGAAAAATTTTATATAAAAAATATATTTAATTAATGGAATTTTTTAATTTTTCTTTTTTCGCTAAATAATATTTTTTAGCTCTTTCTTTTTTATCATTTCTAAAAGCTTCATCGTTCTTATATCTATCTTTCATATATTGAACATCATATTTTCTTTTAGCGCTTTTATCTTTTTCATATCGTTCTTTAACAATATGCATATATCTTTGTCTCTTTTCATCATCTTCAATGTAATCCACAATGTTATTCTTATTATATTTCATATTAAACGTGTCAAATTCACATTTTTTACAATTTCTAACATAGCATTCCTGTGGAAAAGTTCGATGAACGATAGAATTCCTTGAACATATTCTACAATCGTCAATCGCTTTATTGCACTGATGACTTGTGAAATAAGTCATCATATCTATTACATCATTTTCAGTCGCTTTTTTCGCCATGTACCTTATACTACTATATACTATATAATTATACTATATAAAAAAATTTTATTATAATTTATGCACGTAAAAATTGGGGAAAATAAAACCACGAAAAACAAGCTCGAAAAAACTATCGAAAAAACCTCTCGAAAAATCAAACTTCAATTATCAAAATTAAGCTCGAAAATTTACAC